AACGCGGGGGATTATGACAGTACCTTGACGATCATGCCTTCGACTACTCGGACACGAGCGTAGAACCTATGGGGCTCGGGGAAGTGCGGGCCCTCAAGCGCATGCTCTCCATCCGCAACGTTCGGACCAAAGGGGCCAGGTTGAAAGCACGCAACGGGCGCAAGCTTCACGGCTTCCTTCAGGGCTTTCTTAGATTTGAAGTTTCGAATTGAGTACATGGTTAGGCCGCCTTTCCGTTAGTACGGAACGCAACGGGGCGCCCCATGGTTGAGGATGCGAGCATAACGGCCCAGCAAGATCCAGACCGAATGACAGCGTAGGGCATGGAATGAATTTGCGCTAAGCGCGAAGCGTATGCTTGCGCGGTTTCGATTGAGCGAAAGTGAATCATGGCCTAGTTATCTCCAAAGCCCTTGCGGATAAGGCAAGGAATGATGATTACATGGATGCGACCGCGAAAGCGCAGGCCTATCCCATAGGTTGACAAGCTGATACGCTTGTCCCCTTTGTGGGCTCTAAAGGATCGATGTAAGATCGGGCTTCGCATTGGATTCTCACCCTTTCATCGCTGCGCCTATTCACAGCGATGCCCTTAACTCCAGCAGGATTCATGCCCGAGCTAAGTTGTTTGTTTTCAATGCGATCGCATATATATGTGGGGCAAAACGCAATTGCAGCAGGGGCAAAGCGCACGCTGGTCTCGGGGAAGGGCATGGGCTATGGAGTAAGTAAGGACATGGCATGGGCTTAGGTGAGGGCACGCGCGCGTGAGGCGACGCCTTGGGGTAGGGGGGAGCCCCTCTGCGATATTTTCCTATAATCCCCTAATTGACTCGCGCCCCGGACTAAAGTACGATTGCCAGGTTATGACTGAGGAACCTATCCCTGCGAAAATTCACCCACCCACTAAAGTCAAATCTAGAGGCCGGACAAAAACCATGTCCAGGCAGGCTGGAGTCCGGCTAACTCCTTCGCAGCAACAGCATTTGCTCGAAATGCTCCTGACGAAATATAAGGCAGCGAATGGGGGACCTGGCCATGGGCTCTCAGACCGCCAAATCGCTATGCGCCTTGGAGTTGGCTTCCGTTCAGTGGGTCGATATAAGGCACTGTTCATCAAGAGATCCCCGGAACTCGCTGAGGCTATCCGGGGTACTCAGTTGGATAGTATTCAGAATCTCTGTAACCTGGTGTCGAGTCAAAACGTAGATGTAGACCAGAATTGGGATCCAACGCCCCCTCCTGCGCCAGAACCCCCTAAGGAACCTAAGGAAGAAAGGCTAAAGAAAGCCGCCCCGGACCATGGACTGTCCACGATCAAATCTGAAGGGACCCTACCCGTTGAAGAGATGCTTCGGGTCCTTTCCGAGATGGCGACCATGGGACCCCCGCAATATCGGGTCCAGGCCGTCAAGCTCCTCGATGACCTCCAGGCAATCCACCGTCCTGTCGAGTCCTTTGGCCCGCCTCCACCCCTCACTCCTGAGGACCGTATCTCCCGCCTTGCCGTCTTGATGGAAGTCTGTGGGAAAGAAACCACAGACGCCGCCTACGCCCGTCTTTGGGGACCTGATGTCAGACAAGACCAGCCGCCGATGGAGTCACCACCGGCTGCGGAAGCACCTGAGGAAACTCCTGCGTGATCCCCGAGTTGAAATCAAGCTCGAAACCCTACCGGACTCTCTGGGATGTGATGCCCACACCAAATGGACAACTAGCTCCACCATTCGCATCGTTATCGACACCGCCCGAGTCGGATTGGTTCGAGGCGCGATCCACGAACTGCTCCACGTCCTTCTGGATGGAACCATGTGGCCCTTCTCCGAGGATGTCGAGGAATCTATCGTAAACGCCCTAGAGGAAGACCTTTACGAAGCCCTGGTGATCGAGAACAAGCTGGAAGCCTTCGCCACTCTCGTCCAGACCAGGGTGGTAGCCACCCCCCGAGTTAGGCCCAATATGCCCCGAAAGTCTCCTTCATCCGCAGCCTCTAAGCGGAAGGTCGAAAAGACCCTATCTGAATTTAAGGCGGGATCCCTTCATACAGGCTCCGAAAAAGGTCCCCTGGTGACCGACCGTAAGCAGGCCGTTGCGATCGCTCTCAGTCAGGCCAAGAAGACCAGATCCCGCCCTTCATCTCCTGGAAAGTCCTAGTTGAATTGGTCCGTAGCTTAATGTCAGAGCTTCCGTCTCCAAAACGGGAAGGTGTAGGTTCAAGTCCTACCGGGCTAGCCATTTGGCCCACAGGCATAGAGCGATCCCTTCTCGCAGATGCCTGTGTCCAGCATTTCTGGCCTTTCCTTTGTTACGCCTTTGGAGTGAAAAAGAACCCCAAGGGGGCGTGGTTGGATGAAGAGATCCATAAGCCCCTCTGTGACTGGCTTGAGAAGGTCGCTCGGGAATGGCTCGCGATGCGGGCCTCGGGAAAGCAGGAACGGTTCTATATCCTCATCGATGCTGCACGCGACTCGGGGAAGACCGTTATTGTAACGAAGGCCTTCACGGTCTGGCTCCATCTCCAGGAACCGGACATGGCCTCGGTCATTGACTCCCTGACCATGGAACGATCCATGGAGTTTGCAGAAATCGCCAAGCGCCTCTGGGAGGGAAAGGATCCCTGTGCATACTTCACCTGGCTCTATGGAAAGTGGGAAGGTCCCGATATCTGGACAAGGAAGCGACTTGTCCATAGGGCCCGAAAGCTCTCTTTGTCCGAAGCTTCCCTTGAATGTATCTCGGTGGATACGGGCGCGACCGGAGATCATCCCGATCACATCACCATCGATGACCCTGTTTCTCGTGACAAACTCAGGGAGTCTGGGAACTACATCCAAGTCGCAAACACCCACTTCGGAGCCCTCTTCCCCGTCCTAAAGAACGACTCCCTTTTGGTCCTTTGCGCGACCCCCTATGTGGATGGGGATGTGGTGACAAATGCTATTGTCATTGACGGGATCAAGGAGCTTATCGGCCAGCAGCTCCCCATGGAATATAGGCAACATCTGAGGAAGGACGGGAAGTGGCGGATGTATTACATGCCCGCCGCAGGGGAGGATGGGAAGACCCTGATGCCCAAGTCCTGGCCTCAGAACGAACTTGATAACTACCGGAGGAAGTACCCAGCGGAGTATGCTGCCCAATGCCTTCTCCGTCCGGGCTCAGGAGACCAGGTACCTCTTACATGGGATCAGATCCAACAGTGCATTGTTGAGCGAAAAGACGTCCCTAAGAACCTAACCATCACCATCCATTGCGATACAGCCTTTAAGCATCCTGATCGCACGGGCCTTGGAGATGATTCGGTCATTGAGATTTGGGGTCATGCAACCAATGGAGACGTCTACTACCTAGAGGGATATGGTTCAAATAGATGGAGGTCTGAGGACCTCACCGATAAGCTCGTCTCCATCGTCCAGCGATATAAGAAGTCAGGTCGGCAGATCCGTTGGATGACGGATGATAGGACCCTTGGAGGGAAAGAGGGCCTTTGGAGAGACCATCTCCAATCGTGCTTCTCCAACGCTCAGATGTGGATGCCTCCCTTCATGGAGATTAACCGCAGAGCTGGCCCAAACAAGACTGCCCGAATCGCGGAGCCTGTAGGTTACTGGGTTGATGGCCATGTTAAGTTAGTCCGGGACGCCCCAGGAATCGACCAACTTATGTGGCAGATGGCCCGAATTGGCGTCTCTGAGCACGATGACTGGTCGGAGTGCGCTGCTGACGTCTTCCACCCTGAAGTATATTGCCCAAACCTTCCTCCTGGGACAGATGCCGCACCACCCCTACCTTCACGCCCTTGGGATAGAGAACTCCAAACAGGCCGCATCTCCAACTCAGACGCCCAAGATATCTACGATACCTATTTCCAGGATGAGGAACCCACGCGTTGGATGCGGGATCCGATTCGATGAGGACTTAATGAAGCTACTTAGAGAAGACGGTATGATTCAAATTACGATATCTTACCGTGACATGGACACCGAAGTTACAGTTACAGATTCCTTTGTCACAGGGAATTCCGAAAGTATTCGGGATAGAGCCCAAACTTATGCAGCGATCCTATGCCATCGCGCCCTTCAAACCGTTGAGCCAGATTATACTGAGCCTTACGCAATTGAACGCCGGAAGCAGGCCCATCGCCATCTTGCTGAGGTGCTTGCCCTTTATGAAAAGGGTCCAGAATGATCGTCTTTTTTGACACCGAAATCTCCAAGTCCGTCGATGAGGTAGGCGGATGGGAGAACGTAACTCAGGGCCATGCAGGCCTTTCTGCCGCCGTTACTGTCGCTGCCCCTACCCCCCGGGTTGGGCTTTTTGACCTCCACACTGTTGAGAATCTAGTTAACTATCTTGAGGACGCCGATGTAGTGGTGTCCTTTAATGGAAGAGGATTTGATGTACCCTTACTCGCGTCGCTCGTCGGACGGCCCCTCGTCCTCCCCCGCCATATTGATCTTTGCGATCTCATCTCCCGATCTGTTGGGAAACCTAAGCACGGCGCCTGGGGTCTTGATGCCATCTGCCGACGAACTCTTGGATATGGTAAGACTGGAACGGGAGAGTTTGCTCCTGAGCTTGCGAAAGCTGGACGCTTTGGAGAACTTTTTGACTATTGTTTGAATGATGTGTATATCCTCCAGGACCTCTTTGAGCATATTCGCGTGAAGGGTTTTGTGGTGGGAACGCTGGGAGAAGAGATTCTCCTTCTCAAGGTGCAGGAGGCCATTAATGCCGTTTGTTGAGGGTGGACTTAATTTGAATCTTGGGGCGAATTATCATGCCCGCCCTGAATTTACGAACGTGGATATCCAACCATATCCTGGAGTCCAGGTAGTTTGTGACCTAGAGAAGACATGGCCGTGGGAAGATGGTTCGGTGGACTATATCCTCGCGGAGGATATCTTCGAGCACTTGCATGATCCCATCCACGCCATGAATGAAACATGGCGAGTCCTTAAAATGGGCGGGGAGATCTCGATTTGGGTCCCTTCTACAGATGGAAGAGGAGCTTTCCAGGATCCTACGCACGTCTCCTATTGGAACCCAAATACCTTCCTTTATTACTCAGCTAACCATCCTGAGTACCACGACATATACCCACATCTGATAAAATCATCTTTCGACATCTCCTTTGGCGAGTCGCCTCCCTCGCCCCTTAAGGTCATCTGGATTCGTGCCGTTTGCCGAAAGGTGCCGAACAATGTTAAGCAACTGGTTCACGATGGAGTTCCCGGCGGCTCTTAAGGATATCTTAGAGGTTCCTATTGACGAAGCTGGGTTAGAAGACTATGATCCAGATGAGTTATGGTGCGTCTCCTTAGTAATTTGCCTGGAGTGCGGTGAGGCCTGGAAGGCCTGTTGGACGGATGGGCCAGGGAATGAGTTCATCCTGGATTGTCCTAACTGTGGGGCACACCATTCAGCCCCTATTGTAAGCGAATAAATACAAATGCTTGATTCCTCCCGGCCGGAACTTTCCCGGTCTGCTGGCCCGCCTAGCCCCCTTGAGTTGGTTATGTCGCGTTGGAACCACTCAAAGAACAACTATAACGCGCATTTTATCAGGACGGGTAGATGGTACGACCTTTTCAGGGGATGGTCCACGGGGACTTTCCAGGCGTTTCGGAACAATGTGAGCCTGCCCCTTCTCTTCTCGACGGTCTGGACGGATGTGGCTCGGAAGATGAATATTTCCTTCGGGGTCTGGCCATACGTCTCGATGTTCGGGTACGGCCCAGAGGACGCCCAGGCCGCGAGGAAGAACGAACTCCTCGTAAGCGCTCAAATGCGAGACGCCGACCTAATTACTAAGGCGGCAGATATGTTCCTTCTCGGGGACCTATACGGGACTGCGATCTACCGGACAGGGTGGCTTCACAATACAAAGCGCCTTCGTCGGAGAGAAGCAGAATACGCCCCTATGAGCGGAACCCGGGGGGAGCGCATCGTCACCGAGAACCGTGTGGTGTTTGATGGGCCGCAATGGGATGTGATTGATATCCTTGATTTCTTCCCCCAGCCAGGGGTGCGGGAGATCAAGGACATGGATTGGGTCATCCATCGGTATTATCTGGACCTCGATAAGATCGACCAGATGTCGAAACCAAAGGAGGAGGGTGGACCCGGTGAGTTCGATCGAACTGCCTTCCTTGAGCTTAAGAACAAGTCGCTCCTTCGGGAAGTTGAAAGGGAATTCAACACCCGGACGAATTTGATTCGGTCCCCCTTCGTGGAGACCGAGACTAAGAAGATGGAGCGCTATGCGAAGCCGGTGGAGATCTTGGAGATGTGGGGCACCGTCCCTTCCGAGATGGCTCCAGATGGCTTTATCACTGAACGTCTTATCACCATCGCAAATCGGCAGGTGTGTCTCAGGAACACCCCGAATCCCTTCTGGCATGGGGAAAAGCCCTTCGGCGCATACTCCCCCCTCCGGGATCCGCACTTCTTCCATGGAATCGGGAAGGTTGAGTCGGTCGAGAAGCTTCAGTACACGATGAACCGCATCGCGAACCAGAAGCTCGATGCCTTGGATATCTTCCTCGACCCAGTGTTTGCGTATAACCGCCAGGCAGGCGTCGATACGCGAAACCTGTATATGCGTTCGGGCAAGCTTGTGGGGGTTAATGGGAACCCTGCCGAATCCATTATGCCCATCATCCCGAACCTGAGTCAGATCCAGAATGCCTACCAAGAGGTCGAGTTCCTGCACCGGATGATGCAGCATGGGACGGGGATTAGTGACGGGCTCCAGACAGAGCAGTCTTCCGGGGACACGACCGCAAGAGAATTCCTTGCGCGCCAGGAGAGCGTTTCGGTTCGCTTGCTTCTCGAAAGCAGATTCGCAGAAGAGATGTGGATCGAACCCTTGGCCGATGCTTTCGTCTCCTTGAACAAGCAATTCCTTGAGACGCCGAAGGAGATTCGAATCCTGGGTACGAATGCCCTGATCGATCCGGTCTCGGGGGTTCCACTCCAACCTGAAGCAGTGCCAATCAGCCTGGAAGATCTGAACCACAACTACGACGTGAGGGCGCGAGGTGCGACCCAAACTATTGGGAAGGCCGCCCGCCAGCAGAACATGGTCCTCCTCTTGAATGCTGTCCAGGCAAATCCCTTCGCCATGCAGATGGTGAACTGGACCGCCTTCTTCCGCGATATGTTCGCGACCTTCGAAATGGGGAACATTGACGAACTCCTCCAGCCATCGCCGCAGCAACAGGCCGCAATGATGTCCCTCCAGCAAGGGATGCTTCCAGGCTCGCCCGCACAGGGAGGTATGGGGATGCCTAACCCGGGGGTAGGTGGCGGCACCGTGGACTTGATGTCGCTTCTCCCACAGGCGGGTGAGGCACAAATCGGATCTATTGAGGGAAGCCTAAGTGGAAATTAGTATGACCCCTGAGGAACGGCAGCAGGCCCTTCAAGGCCTCCTTGCCTCGCGCGCGTGGTTAGAGATCATTGAGCCGATGCTCAAAACCAAGATCTCCGTCGAACTCCAAGCCCTTGTCGATACAGGAGATGATGTCCATCGGGGGGCATTTGAGTCCATTAAGTATGCCCTTGGGATGGCTAGCCCACCCCCGAGTTCGGCCCGTAGACGCGGAAGGATCAAAGCCCTCCAGACTTTCTTGACGTGGCCCCGCCAAGAGGTTGAGCAATACACACTTGACGTAGGGCGGAAGAAGGCCCATAATGAGGAACACGAACGTTTAGTTCATTATGCGACATGGGGAAGGTATTCCCCGGTCTCGCCCCCGGACTACCCGGGTTCTGAAGGAGATAGATAATGCCTGACGGGACTACCCCACAAGGCCCCCGCACTTACGCGGGAAAGTACCAGTCGCCCGAAGCCCTTGAATCTGGCTATAACGAACTCTTCCGCCTCTCGCAGAAGACTTCGGCCGAACGGAAGGCACTGGAGGAACGGAATCGGTTGCTTGAAACCATGCTTGCTTCGCGGACCCAACCGCAGCAAACGGAACCTGACGAGGATCCATACGCTGGTATGAGCGACGAAGACCTGAATAGACGAATCGATCAGCGCGCGGTAGAGAGAACGCAGCAGATCCTTGATCCCCTCCTAAAGGCAGCCGAAGCGGCGTCTTATTTTGGATCGGATCAGTCGGCTATCAGTCAGTTCCTCTTTGACACTCCCGAGATTCAGACCACCTTCCAGTCGATGGTGAGTGCAAACCCTGAAGGCGCTGCGCGATACGTCAAACTTGAGTATCAGCGGCACCTTGCCGAAAATAGAGAATCCGACGTCCAGAGTGCTTCGAGGGAAGCCAAAGAAGAGCGAGCGGCTGCACGCCAGAGCGCGGCTCTCCCGGCTAATCGAGGTGCCGGACGAGTGGAACCAAACCCCGCTGCTGACCATGATACGCGCCTTGATAAGGCGTGGGACAAGGCTAAGGAAACCGGCGATGCCACGACTTGGGTTAAGGAGCGTCTTCAGAATGGCGCGAAGATCCAGGCTTGGTGGCCGGAAGAGCCGCCTCCCGATGTGTATCTGAAGGCACAGCAAGAAGGTAGAATTTAACAATGGCTGCAAACGGTTATTCCGTTTATTTCGGCAGCGGCTTCGGGTCGGGTGGGCAGAACCGTGAGGATCTGCTTGACCTCATCGTCAACATCGACCCACACGAGAGCCCGCTGCTGACTAAGAGTCCTAAGACCGTATCGCGTCATACGCTTCACGAGTGGCTGACTGATACGCTGGCTGGAACTTCGACCGCTGGCGCGGAGGAAGGTGGAACCTTTTCATCTTCGACCGCCGTTACGGCACGTGTTCGCCAGAACAACTGGACGCAGATTTTCCGCAAGGATATCGACGTCTCGAACACTATGCGTGCCGTTGACCCGGCTGGCGTGCAGGATGAGTACGCTTACCAGGTCATGAAGGCCCTGAAGGAAATTGGCCGGAATATCGAGGCAACGTTCTTCGCTGTCTTGACTACGGCTACCGCCTCGGGTGTTGTGCGTGTGATGAAGACCCTTGAGAATCTCGTCACCACGAACCGTTTCTCCACGACCGCCGCGTCGATTGGTGGACCGGGCTCGGGTACGTCGTTCCCCATCTCCGAAGCCGTCTACAACGGTATGCTGGAGCAGATCTTCGCGTCTGGTGGGAACCCGGACACGGTGTATGTGAACTCGAAGGGCAAGCGGCAGATTAGCCAGTTCATTGTGAACGCCTCGGTGGCGCGGAATATCGCGCTGGCCGACCGCCGGCTTATCAACTCGGTTGATATGTATGAGTCGGACTTCGGGATTCAGCAAATCGTGCTGAACCGATGGGTGCCACAGGCTGCTGACTCCGCTGCGACCACGACTGGTGGGAAGTGTTGGTTCATCGAGAGCCCAATGGTTCGCGTGGCCTTCCTCCGACCAATCAAGCATGTGCCGTTGCCTCCGGGCGGCGACTCTGCGCGAGGTATGGTCCTCGGTGAGCTGACCCTTGAGGTCGGTAACCAGGCGGCCTTGGGCGTGCTCGCTAACGTGCAGGCACTCTAATCATGCCTAAGCGTAAGCCCTGGGAGCCGGTAGAAAAGGCTAACGACTCGGATCCGAATCCGATGCAACGTGAGGGTGGGCTGTCTTGGCAGCACCGCATTGCGCCGTATGATGAGATTCGGGCCGGGGGGATTACGCTGGATCCGATGGGGTATGTGGACCAGAATATCGGGGGGAGTTATGCGACTCCCTCCGATACTCCACAGGCTCCGGGGGAGCGGCGTGGTCTGTATCGTTACGAAAGTAAGCCATCCACTAGTGACCCAGCGCCGGGGAAGATCGGCGCGGAGTAATAAGATGAGTCAAGGTCCAATGGCTAAGCAGACTGCTTCAAGCGATCCGCCTAGCGCTCCGAATGATGCGTTTAAGACCCTCCCTAACAAGGACTCTCGCGTGATCCGCAAGGGTCATGAGTCGGGTGACGGTAAGGTGCAGGGGTCGAGTTCGTCTAATGGCTAGGCGTTCGCCTAGCGTCCGTTCTCAAGCTCGCGCAAACTTCGAAAAAGAGGAAGATCTCGCAAGGGAAAAGAAGGGGCTGACTAATCAGTCCCTTATCCTTGGCGAGTATAACCGTAAGACGGGTAAGGGTCGGGATCGCCTGATCGAAGCCCGCGCGCTGGGTCCAGCCCTTCGAGGGGAGCGTAAGCGGAAGCCGAAGAAGTCGGACATAGGTTATTAAAGGTTTCCATGCAAAGGTTAACTAAGGAACTCGTGGATGACGTCACCTCAGCCCAAACGTTGCGGGGCAAACTCCCGGGGATTGAGACATTCGTAGCGGCCGTAGCGGACGTTCGGGAGGCCATGGAAGAGGCCAGGATTATCTCGAACGTCCGCTCTATTCGTGGCCTAAACGACTCGAAGGTTTGGTTCCAAAGAGCCATGGTTCCCTTCGAGGTTGTGGCGTTTCTGGAGAACAATGTTTCCCACGACTTCTTCAGGGACCCTAAGTTCTATGAGCCCTGGTTTGAAAAGCACCCTGAATATTGCACAGGGAAATATAAGGGAATGAAGATTGGATAATGAGGTTGCACTTAAGCCCCTTGGGACCTTCCCCAAGAAGTTAAACATCTATGTTCCTTGGGCTGGAAAGATGGGTTGGATCTATAAGTACCGGCTGGAAAATCCCTTCGACTTTGCTGATAAGTCGGGACAAATCCAATACCTTGTAGATACTGGAGTTATCACCGGAGACGATTCAGGGGAAGCGCGTCTCGCAGCTCTCGCTGAGAGCGATTGCCATATCTACCACCAGTATTATCATAAGCGTGTCCTTGAACTCGCTATGATGGAGCCGCGCCCTGCAATCATCCTCTCCTCGGACGACCATCTTGAGATGGTCGAGCCATTCAACCCCTCCTTCTGCCATACTGGAACCCATAATCTAACGGGAAAGAAGCTTGAGCCGGGTGACCGGATCATGCGTATTGACGTTAAGGGAGAGCATGTTCCACTGTGGGAGGATGGAAAAGAATACAAGGAGATGGGAAAGACCGCGCTCTTTGACATCACACGAAACCTTGAGCAGGTCGAAATGCTTAAGGGAATCGCCCGGGAATGTGATGGAGTTGTGGTCTCAACCGAGGCACTTGCTGAAGTCTATCGGGGATACGGGGCGAAGAACGTCTACGTCTACCCAAACTCCCTCAACTTCGAGATTTATCCCAAAGTCGAACTTGCCCAAAGTAAAGAGGTCAAGATCCTTTGGACGGGCGGTGCTTCACATTACATCGACTTGTATACCATCAAGGAGCCCCTCGGAAAGGTCCTAAGGAAGTATCCTCACGCGAAGTTCTTATACTTCGGTCAGGAATACCCGATCTTCAAGAAGTGGTTCGGGGATTCGATTGAGTTCATCGACTGGGTAGACCCTGAGGCATACACCTATCGCCTCTCCATGATCGGGCATGATATCAACCTATGTGCCCTTCGCCCAACACCCTTTGCGGAATGTAAGTCCGCTATCAAGTTTTATGAGTCCGCCGCGATCTGGAATCCTGCTGTAACTCTTGGGGCTGATTTCGGCCCCTACCAGGAGATCATCGACGGAGAGACTGGCTTCCGCTATACCTCCCCGAAGGAGTTCGAATGGAAGCTGTCTGAATTAATTGAGAATGCACCGCTCCGTAAGCAGTTGGCCCAGAATGCTCAGGATTGGGTTCATTCCTACCGCGATGTCCGCTTCACCACAGGGCCATATATCGATTGGCTAAGGAGCACAAGTGAGTCCGTCCGTGAATATTGTAGTAAGGCCCTGCAATCCCGAGAGCCTGGAGTGGGAGAAGCTAGTCCAGACGAGTCACCAAACGAGCCTGTTCGTAAGCTCATCGTGGCTGAACGCTGATCGCCCCGTTGTCATAGGTGCCTTTGAGAATGGAGAGCTGATCTCGGGGGTGGTAGCCAGAGAGTTCTCTGACACCCCCTGCGCCCCGTATCAAGGGTTGCTCCTTTCCGCCCGTTCGAAGCCTGTCCATACCCACGCCCTCCTCGATTGGCTTGAGGGAATCGGCGGGATGCCGGTGGTTTGGAACGCTCCTTCCCTTATTGATATCCGGCCCTTCCTAGAACGCGCTGACAAGGGTGTCGTTTGGAAGGAGCACATCCGGTATACCTACTTCGTCAGCACACCCTTCGTGGTACCTCACCCCGAGTTGGGCGTAGAAAAGACCAATGAACGAATTCAACGGCTTGCCGGATCTTTGGCCCCCGGTAATGTATCTCGCGTACTCATGGCAGACTGTGTATCTCTGTATGAAGATGGGGATGCCTTGGTTGCTTGGGGAGTTGATGCACAGGGGCGAGGCTATCTCGTCGCGTTTGACGGGCCTTATGTACCACTTGCGAAACGCCTTATCAAAAGCGTAGAATCATGTGACTTGGGGGGCACTCCCTCATGGGCCAAGGAATTCGGCCCAAAGCTCAGGACGTCTTATGGCTGTGTTAGAGTGGTTTAATGGCGATCCTTACGTTTGCTCAGGCTAAGGCGCAGGTAGCGCAAGCCATTGGAAATGCGACTGATACTGATGCTTTGACCGAGGCGGGGGCTGAGATCCAGCGCGTCGTTGAGGAGCTTAACCTCAAGGACCTGGACTGGCTGACGGCCGAGCAAACCATCGCACTTGTAGTTGGGACGGATGAATACAACCTGAACACAGACTTCAGGAAGATCTATTCTGTGCGCTTGGAAACGAATAAGCGCCCTCTTAAGTATATCGAACAGCGTGTATGGGATCGGTCGATCTATGACCAGATTTCGAACCGGACGCCTTGGGGATATAACATCTTCCCACGGTCTTCGAATACGGTCGCACAGATTAGGGTGCTTCCACCCCCTGCGTCTGTCGAGAACATCCTAGTTAAGTATTACAAGCTCATGGCCACTCCCTCGGTGGATGGTACGGCTTTGGATATCGTGGAACGGTATCAAGCCTGGATTATTTATCAGGCGCGCGCGAACATTCTTGCGAACCATGGAGAGAATGACTCCCGCATCATGTATTGGCAGGGGAAGGCGGACAGGATGCTCGCCCTCATGCTTGATGAATCTCAAGTCCAGCCGGATAATGATGAGGGTTTTCGTCCTGGTTTCACTGGAGATCGCGTGTTTCCGGGCGATGTCCCGGACGCTTGGTATGGCTGGTACTCTTAATGCTCCATACTGAGCCGCTTACTGATGGTCTCGTCACTGCGCGCGATCCATCGCTCCTTGGTCCTGGGGAGCTTGTTCGTGCTGAGTCAGGACTCTACCGTCCGTTTAACCATGCCCTCTCCCCAATCAAGGGGCGGGCTGTGTTTGGAACGGCGATTGGGGTGAACATCGATGGCCTCAGGGCGATCCCCTTCGAGGCTGATGGAACGACCACGACGCGGCTTATTGTCGCGCATGGGACGTCTTGGCAAACGGGAACTGGCGGTGCATGGACTACGATTCGATCGGTAACCACAGGTCTTCGAATCGAGGCCATTGGGTTTGATAATACCTACTTCCTCTCCAACGGAGTTGATGTCCCTCAGGTTATCAATAGTTCCCTTACCCTGAACCGTCATGGAATGTTCCCTACGGACACGGATGAAATCAGTCCAGGGGGTGCTCTTACCACAGGAGGAGATTGGTCTGCGGTAGGAACGGGATGGTACGAATATTGGTTTACCGAATACGACTCTAACCTGGATATCGAGTCAGCTACATTAGGGGACGATATCCTCATCGATCGTCCTATTGGGAACGCGCTTGAGAATGCGTGGCAAGTTAACGTTACGATCGATTATGGTGGTGTAGCCTACCCAATCCTACACAATTCCAACGCAACGCATTGGCGCCTTTATCGGGGGATTACCTCGATTGGGTCTGGGTCCTCTATTGGAACTTACGAGACTTCTTTTCCAAATGGACTTCTGATTGAGCAAATCGCTATCCCAGGAGGTGCCCCTGCTCCCGTTACTACTCAAGATCCCGGGACAGTGGGCACGACGCCATATGCTTTCCTAACTATCTCGGTAGCCGGAACTGCTGCGGTAAATATCGCGCGCGACCGGGAGCCTCCGACCTGGAGTACGGGGGACGTTTTCGAAGACTCCCTTGTGGTGAACGATACCGCCAATCCGGGGCTCGTGCGATATTCCTTCCCCGGCCTACCACACTCCTTCCCCGAGTTGTATTTCGTAGGTTTCAATACAAAGCAAGTAGACAGAGTAACCTGCATTAAATCACTTGATGCAGTTTGTGTAGTGGGCCTTCAGAGCCAAGTTTGGCGTTTAAACTACCTCCCCAACGAGACTGACTCCGAGTTTTCCCGAGGAAGATGTCGCGAGATTATCTCTGCGAACCATGGGATCGTAGGACCGGATGCCGCATGCTTGTTTACTCCAGTTGAAGGGAACTCGCGTGTGGCTTATGTAAGCCACGATGGACTTTATGCTACAGACGGGATTCGGACGCAACTCCTCACCATGGATCTTAATTGGGATGCCTTGGTGAATAAGACGCTCCTGCCAAACTGTCTCCTCGTAAACGTCCAACATCTCTGGAGCCTCTTCTTCTATTACACCTCCGCTGGAGGTAGCGCCCCGAATGACCGGGTGCTTCACCTGAGTTACCATCCACAGCACCTCAAGGATGGGGGATATCTTAAGGTCTCTGGCCCAACGTCCTTGGTCGGACGTGCAGCGGATTATGCGAATAACTCAAGCCGTGCCTTCTCTGCAACGAACTCGGTGCAAGAAGAAGACGTAACGGCTGGGGTAACGACCATGGTTGCGGAGACACGCTTCATCTATCCCCAAGGGGCAGATCTCTCTACCGAGATTCATGCCCAGCGCGTGCGAATCTTAACTGGCCCATTCAACGGGGCGGGGACTTTTAACGCAGCCTTCACTCGGCGGAAGTCGAATGCTGCTAAGGCTACAGATACCGCTAAGGCGTATGTTCCCCACGCCTCCGAAAATCAGCTTATTGAAATGGAGCTTCACGCACGCGCAGAAGCGGTCGGGATGATCCTTAACACTCAGGCAGATACGGCATACCTTGCCTTTGAGTATGATGTTTCTTCAGGAACCTAAGTGCGTAATTACGAAGGTGTAGTAGGACTCGCAGAGACGAAGGATCCGATCTTGCGTCGGAATATCTTCGTTATTGATCGTTACCTCCGGCTGCTTGATGCGGCGGGGTTTGCTTCTGGGCAACCTACGAATACTGGTGCGAGTGGGAATACCCATGGGGAAGGGTGTTGCCCAAACCAGGTTGATGAATTTGAGCGGGTACATGATGCGACCGAGGGGATCCTTTCCTTTGGACGCGCTACTGAGCTTACCTCTGCGGCCCCACTGAGTGGACATACCATCACGCGAATTGAAGGTGGGGAACTCAATACCATCTTCAATTTGAATGGGGATACCACTGCGGGTGCAGTCACCTTTTCAACTACAACTGTTCGCACCGGAACTTACTCTATCCTTATCACTAAGGGTGGAGCGGCGGCGGCAAACTTCTCCCTTGCGCTTTTCTTTGATGCGGATGGACAAACTGCTTCTACTGGCCCGGTAGCTGCCTGCGCTTGGCGAGCATGGATCCGCTTTTCCGCACTTCCTGATGCCGCACGTCAAATCATTACCATCCGCAGTGGCGCAACTGTCCGGTCTCAGCTTAACCTTTCGAACACTGGAATCCTGACGCTTGATGGCGTGTCGGGAACCACAGTCCTGGCGATTAATACTTGGTATGAACTTACTGGGGTTTATACCTCAGCGTCCACTGGATCTCATTCTATTCGCATCTCTGAGGATGGCCGAGATCGCACTCAAGAGTTCTCGAATGTTACCCCCGTCGCTAACGGCACGGTCCTCAACATCCTCTTTGGGTCCACATCTGTTGCTGGGACCTATACGATGTTTGTGGATGACATCATGCTCGAAGCTGGGGCAAGCACGTCTGTCGTAGACTACCCACCACCAGGTGGAGTATATGCCATTCCACTCTCCGCAGATGGAGCAATCGCTGATAGCTGGGGTCTAACTGGTGCGGCGACTAGATGGCAAGCGTGTACCGCCCCACATGACGCAGCCTCGTTTATTGCAGTCACCGGAACAGGGGACAGGAACCAAAGCTTCCTCCAAACGCCCCAAGCCGCAGTTACACATACTATTAATTGCGCGCAGTTTGGCAATATTGTTGGATGCTCGACTGCTGGAAACTATACTTCCCTCCTCAAAATTGCGATATCTAATGCTGTCGCTGCTGGGAGTTTAACCTCACTTACTGCCGGTGCAATCGGTGGAGCAACTGCCCTCCAAAATATCGGGTCGCTCCAGCAGAATTCGAACTTCACTCTCGCCCCATGGACTGAAGCAGAACTCGAAGGGATGGTAATCGTTGCCCATGCAGCTCCATCCGCTGGTGGGCAAACTGTTAGCGTCTATACCTTAGCCACCCAGGTAGACGTTGGGCCGGCGGCTACAGCAGACTTTGCTCGGGCTATTCGCGTTACCGCAGAAGACGGTCATGTTATCCCGGCATATCTTGTGGCAGATGGGAGTGCAGTAAATGCCGACTCCCAGGCGCGCCTTATTGCAGGGCACGATGGGGCTAACGCACAGATCCTCCTAACGGATACCTCTGGGCGATTGGTTATCGTAGGCGGCGGCGGCATCACCGTTGATCTCGCAGATGATGCTGCATTCACTGTAGGTACCTCCCGGGTTATGCCTATGGGCGCCATGGCCGACGAAACTGCTACCGATTCAATGGATGAAGGCGACATCGGCGTTCCAAGAATGACGCTCGATCGGAAGCTCCTTATCGGATCAGAGTTAACGGACGACACAGCTTTTGGAGTTGCAACTTCTAAAATCAATGTAGTCGGGTTCCTTGCTGATGAGACTGCAACGGACTCTGTTGACGAAGGTGATGTGGGTGCTGCGCGCATGACCTTGGATCGTCGCGTCCACGTTAAGAATACGGATTTCTCGGCAGCGGCAGCCCTAGCAGACAATGTAGCTAATCCTACAACTACCACCGTGGCAGCATATGTTCATGGAAAACGCCAAGGTGGGACAACCTACGATCGTGTAACCAATGAGGTCGCAAATTCAAACACGACGGGGGATACTTCAGATCGTGGACTCCACATCTCGGATGTGGTGAAATACAGTCGCACCACGCTAACTGCCCTCAACACAACGTATGATGATTCTCCAACAACGGCCACTTCGGCAACAGTGGATTGTTCTAGGGCACGGACGTTTCTCTTCCTCTGGAATGTCCTTCGGACAAATGCCCCTACGGACATCCAAGTCATTTGTGAGTTCTCAAATGATGGGGGAACCACATGGTTCGCTTATCGAAACAACTTTTGGGGACAACTCCTATATGACGATATTGCTGTAGGGACTAGCCCTGGCATCTCTAGATGTTACTCAGGTGATTGTGTGGGAGACTTCATCCGCTTCCGCATTGTTTGTCAAGGGACGACTGGCTCTGCCACCTTTGTTGTGAGTGGCGCAACACTTATCCTTAAAAACTAATATGCCAGTAGCAATTATTTATCAGCGTACACGTGAAAATCAGGTGGTAAATCAAGCGCCTACATTGTTCCCAGCCACTGTCTGGAGAGGGTTGGCTTATGATGGCTACCAACTTGTAGCTTCTGACGCGAATCTCTCTTATGTTGATTTTCCTTACAACATAGTTAAGACTACAACTATTTCTCCTGTAGAGACATATGATGATATTGTGTTTGATGGGGAGTACTTTTGGGGTCCGGTTTCGGGGAATGCTGGTATTGGCCAACTTGATAGATCAGGTGCGCGGGTTAATTTCATTGGTTCATCCTTTAGCCAAAGTCCTACTGCTATAGCCTTCGATGGACATTACCTTTGGGGGCATTATCCTGATATTTTTGGTCCTGGCGTTATCCTTTTTCAACTAGATCGCTCGACCAATGGTATTAGTAAGCAATATACCATCGGACTTGTCCTGACAGGATTAGTATTTGATGGCGAGTTTCTTATCGCTCAAGCGCTCGGCAGTGGAACACGTGATCTAGTCTTCATTGACCGAGAAACTGGCGCAATTGTAAAAAGGATCACAGGTGAAGCCGCTGGAGGTGATGCAAACGGTATGACCTTCGATGGTGAGTTTATTTACACAATGCTTGCGGTGTGACACTTAGTGACCATCTTCCTTATTTAGGCCCAAAGGTACCAATGGCTAATATTACGCAGATTACAAAATACGCTGAAATCCTAAAGTCAAAGCTCGTAACAGACTTTAGTCTTGGGACAGTTATTGACTGGTCTGCGCAAGGTGTTGGCCCGAACTTTTTCCTGCGTACACGTACAGCAGACACCATCCAAACTAACTTCCCTGTCGCTGGCGTGGATATCATCACACAAAATTACAAACTCACCCCGGCGGTGGACATCTTTCAGTTGTACTTCAATAGTCTATCTGCAAACTACTTTAATAAGGCCGTCGTCCGCTTCACCACTAATACCGTCCAAATCTGGCGAAATCAGGAAGAATAGTCTAGTCAAGCTACTCTTCCGTATGGTAGAATAATCTTATGCCTAACCCTATGCCTAACCCAATGTTTCCACGGCGCACTGGCACCCCAACTCCAGATCCCCTTGCGCGGGCCCGGGCGTCCATCCGAGAACAAAATGCCGCTTCCCCGCGCTCCCCAGAACAAGCTCAGTGGGATCTCCTTATGAGTCACTCTACCGGCCGTGGTAGGGCAGCCCGCGCAGAATCCGAGCTTTACCTTGGCCCCGACGCGATCTCCAACGACACGAACCGGCTTTTCCAGCTTATGGTTGGCTCCCCCATGTTCCAAAACATGATGCGCGGACTAATCCAGTCCGGGAGCCAGATGAACACTGGCTTCCAGTCAGCTCTTGGACGAACTGGCCTGTCTAGCTCGGGAGTTGGAGCAGCGGCGAGTGGGCTTGCGAAGTCCGCAACCGGAAACGCCATTCAAGGGGCGCGGGGTGATATGTTTGCCCAAGCGCTTCAGACTGCACTTCAGGCCCTCCAATCGCGGATGCAAATGGCTCCAACGTTCATGGGGGAGCGTCGGGCTGGACCATCCGTTCTCGAACAAATCGGTAGTGGAATTGGTCAAATTGGAAGTGCTGCCCCCGGGATTGGGCAAGGCATTAATGCGGCGCGTGGCCGACGGAGAAACGACTAATGCCTTTCGGAATCCCGCCCCGACAGAATCCTGTACAGAACGACGTCATGCCCTCGCCGTCCCTTCAAGGGACGATGACGAATAATGCCCAACCCGGGGGGATGATGCTCCCCAAGGCAGCTATGCAGGGACTTCCGCCCGACTACCAGTCGATGCTTACCTCCCCGAGTTTGGCCCCGGCGTTTGAGTCTACGGCGCCTGAGGAGCCTCAGGGTGGGCAGAAGGCGCTCGACTATATTCTCGGTGCGCTAGGGGGTCTCCTCCAGGGTGGTGCTCCAGGGCTTGTCGGTGGAATCATGGGCGTTCGGGATAACATGCGCCAGATCCGCGAGGAGCAACGCATCGCAGCTCAGGAGTCCGCCCGGGATAAGATGAAGTTCATCACTGAGGGCTTGACTCAGGGTCGCGCAGATAAGCTTGCGAACGCTGAAGCCAAGCTTCGGGAAGCAAAGCTTCAAGGTGACGAGAACGCGGTTAATATGGCGCGGCAGGATGTGGAGAATGCTAAGTCGCGAGATGCAGCCGCCATGGATCGGCAGGAAGCTGAGCTTGAGGCGCAGCGCTCCGAGCTTAAGCTTGCCCAAGCACGCTTTGAGTCTATGAACACGCCTGACCATGAGGCGGGACTCGCCATGATCGGGAACTATGGCTCGCTTCTCGAAGACTACAAGACCCAACTTAACGACCAGATTACCGCTGGTACCGATGGGGAACCCGTCCTCCGCAAGAAGATCGGGGATACAGTCTACGAAGTTCGGGGGGTTGAGGCCATTCGTAATGACCTCGAAGCCGGCCTTGAGAATGCTGTGAATCAAGCCTCTGGCCTCCAAGATCCCGAGGTCCAGGAGCGCCTCCGCACGTCCTACCAGATTGCCCTTGAGCCACTTCTCGAACGGTGGTCGGAGAAGGTCACCCTCTCCCGGGTTGCGCGTGCAAAGAAGAGTCAAGCTAAGGCTAAGGAAGGCGCCCGCAAATTTAAGACTGGCCAGGAGCGGCGTGAGCAAGCCCGAGCTATCGGCCGGCAAATGGGCGGCGGCTTCGGTGGATCAGGCTTCCCACCACAGTAAATGCCAAATCTCTTCTTTGATTCAGGTTCCTCCTCAGGGAATCTGTTCTTCAATCCGTCTAAGCGTCAACCTGCCCAGGAGACGCCTGAAATCGAAAAGCTGGATGCGCGAGCTAATGAAGCTGAGCGCCTTCTTGCTGCATCAGGTGATGTTCCTGAGCCGGCACCTCCGACTCCACTAGAGAGAATCTCCGACGTTCTCCTTCGCCCCAACTTTGCGGGCGCCGGATTCGTTGAGGAGATGGTTACGACTGGTGATATTCGTCAGGCGGTTAGTCGGGCTAGCCGCGAGTTATCGTCAGGACTTCCCGGGGTTACGGGCGATAAGGAAACCTTCGGAAAAGTCCTTGAGGATCTTGGGGTTCCTGAGTATGGGCATGTCTCCTCCCTCCTCCCATTCCTCTTCAACGATAGCGGTAAGGGCTGGCGCTTCAAGCGTGGTGATATTATGGATATCACTGGCCGGGGAGCTATTGGCTTTGGGATGGACGTTCCCCTTGACCCATTTACCTACGTTAGTTTCGGGACGGCTCCGGGAGCTGGCGTAGTTCTACGAGAGGGTGGAATTAAGGGAATTCAACGTTTCTCCAAGGTAGGGCTAAAGGCTGTCGCTAAGGCGTTTGAAGAGGAAGCTCCTGAGGCAGTCCGTTACGCTGAGTGGTTGTCCAAGAACATGAATCGGGCAGCGCCTAAGATTCTTGACGAAATCGAGATCGCTCCGCGTATCAAGTCAGTGGTTGAGAAGGAACTCGAAGGCCAGATTCACATTGCCCAACGGCAGGCGGATGAAGCCGCACGCTTGGTCCAAAAGGATCCCCTCAATATCGATAAGATGGCGATGGAGCAATCAACCCGGGGGGAGGTATCTCGCCTCCAAAGCCAGCTTGATAATGCTAGCCGCTTCGAAGATGACCTGACTCGCCAGGCCACGGGAAAACTCACTGCGCGCCGGGGAGGCCTAGATCCGCTTACTTCGGACGAAGCGCTTCACGTTGCCCGCGATGCAAATCTGTTTGGGCATGAAGTCGCGCACCAAGCTGCGATCTCTAAGGTCGATGACCTGATCCGTGCTGGGGCGTCGAAGTATGCTGACGATAGCGTTGTCCGCTTCATGGGCAAGCCCCTCCTGTCGAACGAGCGATTCAAGGCTATTGGAACTCCGGTGACCCGCCTCATGCGGCACCTGGAGGAACTTCCTATTGGCGCGCAGATCTCCTCTGGGATCCGCAAGATGACTAACTCGCGGGGGAAGCGCGTCCTTGAGAAGCAGATCGATGGGATGTTCAACGAGACCCTCAAGGCTGCCCGGAATATCCCCGGTGCCCTAGAGGCTCGTTCGCTCTATCGTGCCGAGAGCCGCCTTCTCCGTAGGGGGAACGCTGAGTCCGTAGCTAAGCTGACCGCCAAGTGGCGGAAGATGAAGCTTGCCCAGCCAATCGACTTCGCAGGAAAGCAGATCCTGACCGTCGCAGACTATGCGGCACTCCATCTTGATGATCCAACGCGGTTCCCAGCAGAGAACTTGCCACCTTCAGTCCGCGATCAGATCACCCAGATTCGCCAGATGACGGCTGAGTGGTTCCATAACGAGGCGCGAAGGGATGCTATCGACCCACGCGCTTTTCGCGAAAATTACTTCCCACATATGTTCGACAACTCGGACGACGAGATGGATAAGCTCTCGTCCCTCTGGCAGTCGCGCAAGGGGATTGGATTCGATAAAACCTTCTCTAAGGGGCCATGGGGCGAGCAGCGCGTCTTCCCTACCTTCTCGGATGCTATGGAGTTCGCTGGCCAGCTCAAGAAGGAAGGTGTCATCAACTTCGACCTGAAGCCAATCCTTGATTCGGCTGAGGTCCTTGCACGTCGTGGCGACTCGAACGCCTCCATCATGGCTGCGGAGAATTACTACTCCCGAGTCATTAACCACTTTGGTCTCTCGGACCACGTTGTCGCAGAGGAGACCTTCAAGCGCGCCTTCCCAGAGATCGCCCAGACCCTCAAGGCAAAGCTAGATAGCGCCCCAGAGAAGGCATCACGCAACCTATTCTTTGGCGTCGAGAAGGAACTTGGCCGCACTGAAGCGCTGCGCCAGAGCCTTGGCCTCACCCCCGAGATGGGCCCTCAAATCTCCTTCCTCGACAATCTCTTCCCTCCTACGGCTCCCCGGAAGAAGGGCCTCGTGGATGTTGGGAAGCTTCTCGCGCGCGCACAAGCTGGACAGACTGCGAACCTGGCAGGACTAACCCCCGAGCTTAAGGGCCTCTATTGGATGGGGCGCATGACGGCGGTGGATAGCCTTTCCTCGCTGAATAAACTTATGAAGCGCCATGCAGAGGATATCTCTAAACTAGATCCAGAGATCATTGAATCTATTCGTGGGCTCCTAGGGACTTCGCGTCGGCAATATCTCTCCACGTTTAATGAACCATATAAACGCATCGCATCCGGTCCATATAAGGGGCTCTGGATGCCGCAGGCTATGGCCGAGGAAGCAGATCGCCTTGGAACTTCTGTCCTCAATCGTCGGGAAGTGCGTGGACTCATGAAGACTTGGGACCTTACCCAGGATATCTTCAAGGGCGCAGTTACGACGCTCTGGCCTGCGTTCCATATGCGGAACCACTTTTCAAACGTAGCTACCACCTTTACCGATATTGGGATGAGCGCCTTTGATCCGCGTAAGATGTTCCATGTCGCGGGGATTATGGGCGGCGGCGAAGGGACCCTTCAGACTCCACTTGGACGATGGACCTATGATGAAGTACGGACTCTCTTCAAGCGATTTGGCCTGGAGTCTGAAGGGCAGGAACTTGCCGAGCGTCTGACGCGCTCAAGGAACATCATTCTTGATAACCCAGCGACCAATGTAGGGCGTGGTGTCGGTGCGCGAATTGAGAATCATGCGAAGCTCATTAACTTCGTAACCTGGCTTGAGCGTGGGCTTGATCCTGCCCAAGCGGCTCAGCGCGTCCAACGTGCTCTTTTCGACTATGACCAACTTGCTCCATTCGAGCGCGATATCATGCGTCGGCTTTTTCCATTCTACACTTGGACTCGAAAGAATCTTGAACTCTCAGCTAAGCAACTTCTTCAACATCCTGGTCGGATGAAGGCGCAACTTGCTATCGCCGATCAAGAAGCTGGCCCTGAGCGTGAGATGCTCCCTGAGTATCTTCGTGGTGATTTCCGCGTGAAGATCAAGGGGGATGGGAAGCTGACATATATAACAGGGATTGATCTTCCCTTCTCATCCGCAGTAGAGACAGCGATGGGCGTGCCTGGCCGCAACGCCTTCCGTCAAACCCTCTCTTCTATGACCCCTGCGCTTAAGATGTTCACCGAACTTGGAACCCAACGTGACCTTTGGACCGGGCGTTCGCTTGCCGAGCGTCAGTCGATCGGAGATGTGATGGGGAATGTTATTGAGAAACTCCCAGATGGAACGCAGAAGTGGCTTGAGTTCCAGAAGGGTTCGTTCGAAGGTGAACCTACTTACTCGATTAACGGACTTAAGGCATATCTTCTCTTTAAGTCATATGCCCTTTCTCGCGTCTTTTCCTCCAGCGCGCACATGGAATCCGATAACATGAAGTCCTGGTTGGTGGATTATTTCACCGGGGCAAACATGAAGGAATTCGACCTGAGTGAGAAGCAGGAAAGAGTCCTTAGAAATCGCATCAAAACTTGGGAAGACGAACTTCTTCGCCGGGGCGTGATGCAGCGTGGCAAGCCCTATCTTCCGAAGACTTCCCCGTATAGGGTGGAAAAGCCAAAGAAGGCCAAGAAAAAGAAGTCTGAAGGATTATTCAGTCGATGAATGCTCGACAGATCGTCTTCCCCGTGATATTATCCTTCGTAACCGGTGGGATCTCTGGTGTAGGCGCCTCTCGCCTAGTCACCGAGCACCGCCTTACCGCGCTTGAAACGGACGTCAAGCATATCCTTGAGGATGGAAGAAACCTTAAGGACGATGTTCGGGAAATCAAGTACCTTCTACTTCAAGACAGAAAGAAGAAATGAACCCTTTCAAGATCCTTAGAAACTTGCTGCCATATCTCATTGAGCTTGTGGTGGCCCCATTCATCCGGCCCGTCATCGAGAACAACCTGCGTCGGGCACAGACCATCGAGATTGTAGCCTCCGCTGTTGCGCGGAACCTCATCGCTGAGCATCCAGCGGCCGAGTGGGCCGTCCTGGTTGAGCTTGCTGTGCGTTTGCTCGGGGAGCAGGTCCCGGATGGTGCGGTCTCGGCGAACCCTGCGGTCCTTCGGCGTGTGGCGATTGACGCCCTGGCCAAGGTCGGCGTTGTGAAGCCTATTGTGAAGTAATGCCACGCCAGTCACCCAATACCCGCGCCGAAATTCGCCGTAAGCCAACCCCACCACGAGGCCCCTTCGATGAACTTATTCGTGCGCCTCTTGCGCGCGATCTAGGCTCAAGTCGTGTGGGAGAACTTAAGGAAGAAGATTATGCTAAGAAGGTGGGAATGGGTGATGTCCAGGAACAAGAAGGCCGCCGCGCCAAAGCATCTAAGTACGCAACTAAGATGCTGAAGGAAGGCAAAGGCGGGACAGGAAAAAAGAAGTACACCTAAAATGCATAGCAATTCAATGAGGCTTATGGGAGCGTTCGCTGCGCGTGTGCCGGCGAACGCTTCCGTTTTAGACGTAGGCTCGCAAGACGTGTGTGGCTGCTATAAGTCCCTCTTCCCCACACAAGAATACATCGGGATCGATGTGGCAGCGGGAAGGAACGTAGACATCGTAGTCGAGCCCTATGATTGGGCCAATCTCGGGGGGAGGCAGTTCGACTACATCATCACTGGCCAGGCGCTAGAGCACATCGAGTTCCCATGGGAGACCATGAAGCTCATTGCGGCGCACCTTAAGCCCGGTGGGCGCCTTGCTGTTATCGTCCCCGCTAAGTGGCCGCTTCACTATTTTCCCCTCGATTGCTATCGGTTCCATCCCGATGGCTTGAGTGCTCTGGGGAAGTGGGCGGGCCTTCGATTATACGAAGGCACAATCAGCGAGATAGACCACGACCTGTGGGATTGCTACGCGGAGTACATCAAAGAGGACGAGACCCACACCCTCGAAATGGCAGAAGAAAAAGAGGCCCCTCTTCCATGAGGGGCCTTTCTGCTACCCAACCGTGCCGGGCACACGGCTTTGTTCCACCTGGGTAGCTAGCTGGCGATCTCGGTCTCCCGCCGCCGACCTACGATAGCGTAGACGTTATCGTCATTGTGTGGGTAGTCGCAGGTGAAGGCCATCCACCCGGGTTGGGCAAAGTATGGCTCATAGATCTCGAACGCGCACCGATCCACGTTGAACGACAGGACGTTCTGTGGGTTGAGTCTCCATAGCTCTGAGCGCCCAGGTTCCGGGACAGCCTGAGAGTTCTCAAGGTAGCGTGTAGAATTATGGGTTTGATCCCCATTCACCAGGGGTGAAATAAGGGGTTCGAAGCAATTGGTGATGTTCCGCTCCCAAGCATCCCCATCGATTTGGACCGGGGCATCGAACATCCAATCCGCAGGACGCTTCCAATGCTGG